TAACATTAACTGTGGCTGATCTGGGTCCCAACACTCAGGGCAAACCAACAACTCATATTTGCGCTGCTTAATAATTTCTGTTTTAAGCTTTTTTAATTTGAACTGCTGGCCGCAACGATCACATTCAGCAATCGCTATCTTGCCGGATGCAAAACGATTACCCATTATGAACCACCAATAAACATCTGGCGCGGCACAAACCGGACCGCCGCTTTTTCCCGATCTTCACCAGCTGCAATTTCAAACGTCTCGTCGTAAATCTGTTTAAGCATCTGGATGCGCGGCATTAGTTCCGGTACTTTAATGGCAATGTGGTACGCCAGGCCTGCAACCAAACATGGCAAAAACCGGAAATTCATATCTGCTGTTTCAACACCAGCGCCAGCATCTTGAACTCTACGCAGTCTGTAATACACAAATTGATATGGGGTGCTGTTATCTGGCGTTGGCCAGACTGTCACCGCCGGCAGCTGCGGCACAAAAACCGCAGTTGCAGTTAAATGCGATGCCGCCGTCGTGTTATTCTGGCCACGGAATACACCACCCAAAGTGTTTCCTGTTACGTACGTGTAATAGATGTCTTCTGAATCTATGCGAATAAATCCTGAGCCCGCCAATCCAACCACGGTATTCAGCGTAATTGTTGTTGCGGTAGAAGATAGGGCGCCATTCAACGTAGAACTTGTTGGGTTAGTTTCACCAGACAAACGCTGAATCCAAACTTGAATTGGCCTAGCCTGGCTAAGTTTATTGGGAATCGTAGCGTACGTAGAAACACTAATACGCGTAATTGTTAAGTCGGCTTGTGTAGACGAAGTATTGGCGCCAGTGCGAATCACATGCTCCAGCAAATCAATAGTGTCTGTAGGCAAAGCATACGTAGATAAGCCAGGAGTCAGGTTAATTATTCCCTGTTCCATCGTCCACATGTTGATACCTTTGCTCTGCCACTCAATGGTCATGAGGTTCATTGACCTACGTGCTGTGCGCAGGTCATAACCAGATCTCATCTCCCGGCCGGCCCGCTCCCATGCCTCTTCAGCAATTTCACTAAAATCCATGTTGAAGAGGGTGGAGCCGGTAGTGGTCATTTCTTGGCCGTCTTTGCAGAGTTAATAAAAGCCTGAGCTGTAGGCGCACCCTTTGAACCAGGCTTACGCATTTTTTCTTTCGATCCAGCGGCTATACGTTTTTTCTTTGCATTAATGTTGGCATACAAACCAACACCACCGCCATCAGCATATTGCGTAAAGTCGGTGTTATCTTTGCGGGCTTTTTTAGAACCTTTAGGCATTTTGCTTGGGGACATTGCCCCCATTCCACGGCTAGACATCATTTTGGATCACCTTTGGTTTTCTTAGCTAGAAACAATTTATCAACCATTTCTATCCGTTGAGGTTTAGTTGTCACTTTGTTAATAATACCCAACCGCTTGGATTTACTAGCACCGTAAAAACCCGCCTTCTTTAAAGACTTAACTACTTTAGCAGCTGGTTTTACGGTTGCCATATCAGCACATCCCGCCATTTTTCATGGTAATCATGGTGCCTTTAGTCTTGCCTTTTGTAGCGCAGCCATCGGCTCGTTTAGAGGCAGAACCCACTTTACCGCCACTAGCCATTTCACGGGGGGAAGGTGGCATGCGTTTTTCTTTGGTAAAAATACGAGCGTCTTGCTTATCTTCATACGCTTTAAGTTCCTTGGCTGTAGGGCCGCCTTGACCGCCACGCCCTGCGCCCGCTTTAGACGCGTTAGGGCCAATATAACGGTTTGCTCCGCTAACAGGTTTATCTGTTGGGAAAGACACCGTACTGTCGGGATCGTACTCATCAGATGCCATATCGGAGCCTTTGACCAAGTACTCGTAGTTAGCTGGTTTGCTTTTTTTAGTAGCCATGATAATTCCTTAGCAGGCCATGCCGCCTTTAGTCATCTTAACCATTGTGCCTTTGGTTTTGCCTTTAGTAGCAATACCATTAGCAGAAGAGCGGAAAGTGCCGCCTTTGGCTAGCTTGGTCATAGACTCACCTTTGTGCAAACGGCCTTCGTGTTTGTTCACGGCTTTCTGCATCATAGACTTGTCCATCTTGACATCTTTGTGGGCCATGCCGCCTTTGGCCATTTTACCTTTACCGTCAGCGGCAAAAGCTGGAACCTTTTGTCCATCTTTCATAACCATTGGCATACCGCCGTCTGCATATCCGCCCATATTCATCTTTTTCACGTTGCCACCTTTTTTGTAACTACCAAGATCATCCGCGTTTGCGCGGTTACCAGCTAAACCTTTAACGTCAACACCACGCCCCTCGAGACGCTTTGCCGCCATTCCGGGGCCTAAACCACGCTCACGGCTATACGTTTTGTCATCGTCTTTGTTCATGTACAAAGATGATTTTACTCGTTTGACGTCATCATCAAATCCGGAATCTTTTGCTGCCATAGTTCCACCTTTAGAAAATTTACGGCCTTTATCAGCCGATGAAAAATCTTGTCCCACTGACTGTGGAACTCCTGCTTTCTTAGCAAACGATGGGTTGTTAGCCACCGCCGCCATGAAATTATGTTGCTTCTTACTTGTGCTCGGCATCATTTCCCCGCTGAAAGAAGCTGGTCAATTTTTGCTTCAAGCTTGTTAAAGCGTTGGTCAATGTGGTTTGTAATGCGATCCACTTCTGCTTGAGTAACGTTATCACGGGCAACCTCCTCGCGTGTTTTGTTCAACAGAATACTGATACGGGCCAGCTCCCTGAACTTTTCATTCATCATATAGCCCAGCAATCCAATCACCATTGACAGGACGGCAGACCAGGCGGTGTTTAGATCTAACAATTCCAAGCCCTCAATGCTTTATTTATACGAGAATTTGGGTCTTTGGCCACTTCTGCGCTGGTGTTCTTCTTTTTGTGTCCACTCATCCTGGCACAGAAGGAGTCGCGCCTTGAGCCGCCTTCCGGCTGGGGAGGTTTCAAGTTCATACCTTGCGCTTTCGCGGAGGCCCGACCCTTGGCGTTCAAGCCGCCCTTCTCGGATTTGCCCTCTTTCCTCTGCCATGCTGGACTCTTAGCCATAGAACACCGTAATATGCGTATTGGCTCCCAAGAAAAGTCGTATGCCGTAATGGGCAAGAATACCTTCTCCGGGAATATTTACGTTGTATGCAGTTTGATTTGACGAATCTATTTGCAATAGTACGTCATTGTATACGGTGACATTTCCGCTGGCTGCACCAGAATTGGCAACAGTAACAGTAAACGTATTTGCAGTAGCCGCTGTTTGAACTTGATATGGATTGTCTGTTAAATCCCAATCCAAATAAACCCAATCACCCGCTTTTAGACCGTGATTGATAGCAGTAATTGTTGCTGTTGTAGTGGCTCTTGCGTAAGTCCCGCTAATACTAATGTTGTCAACCAAAACAGTGTACTCAGTAGCACCAGTAAAAGGAAAAACAACCGCTCCCTTTAAACGAGTTCGGTATGGAACCATCAAGCCGGAAACCCCGCCATGCTGTGATTTAACGTCATATTGCATTGACATAATCAATCTCCTTTAAAAAAGGGGCCGAAGCCCCTTGGGTTGATTAGGAATCTGCAAATGGTGTAGCAACAGTGCCGGAACCAATAACGTTTCCAGTCACCATGTACTTGTCAGCAGCAACTGCAACAATTTGAATCCATGTGCCTGCAACGCCGCCGGTAGTTGTACCGTTCAAGTTGATAAAGTCATTGGAAGAGCCATTAGCAGAGAAGGCAACCACAGCGCCAGATGAGTCTGAATCAATAGAGATCACAGCGCCAACGTACAAATCGCTAGAACCAGAAGTTGTACCAATTTTCAACGAGCTTGTAGAGATGGTAGTAGGAACCCAGATTGTGTAAACAACGCCTTCGTTGTTAACTGTGCTTGGGTCTTGACCGGGGCCAGATGTAACAGAGTTTGCTGAAACGTTGATTGCTGGCAAAGTCAAAGTGACTGCTGCTGCTAAAGAACCGCCAACAGAAATGATGCGACCGCCGTGAGCTTCGGGGCTTAATGTGGTGCTTGTTGTGATTTCAACGACAGACGCTGGGCCTTGTTGATAAATGCCGCCCAATGAACGAACTGGGCCTTGAAACGTAGTGCGTGCCATGATAATTCCTTACATGCAAGTTGGGGTGTTCTGTCTGCATGTCGTCAGCCGGGACTGTCAGAACACCGGATAATCCCGGATTAAAGACAATATACAACAAAAGAAAAGGGGGCACAAGGCCCCCCTTCAAATATTTCCTAAGAAATATTAAGCTCCGGGTGAACCGAAGATACCCAATGGGTCTGACACGCCGAAGCTGTAACGCTCACGGGCTTTGTAACGGACGTTACCTGTGTCAAAGTCACCGTCCATGCCGGTAGACATGGGGGTACGAACAAAGTGCTTCAAACCGTTGGGCACATCTGTGCACAAGAACCAAGCGTTGGTGTCTGTCAAGTAGTGGTTGACAGCGTAACCTTCGGGAATGGAACCATTGTTCTTCAATGCGTTGATGTCATTGTCAGCTGTAGAAACACGGAGTTCGGTTTCCAACAAACGTGTAGCAACGAACATCAAAGAAGGAGGAACAACCAGCTTGCGGGGCTTAGCTGCGATCAACAGGCCACGCTCATCTGTCCAAGCGGCGATTTGAATAACAGCGTTTTCCAACGATGTTTCATTCAAGTCAGCAGCGGTAGATGGTGTATTGCTGTTAACGCCACCAGAAACCAAGGGGTGTGATGTCGAGAACAAAACTTGACCGTCACCATAAGTGGGGTTGCCGGAACCAGTAAAACCTTGGTTCAGAACCGCCGCAGCCTTGACCTGCTTGGTATAAGCCATACCACGGGCCAAAGCCTTGGTATAACGCGAAGACAAAGAGTCATACAAGTTATCTTCCACGGCTTCTTCGGTGATGGAGAAACCCATCGCGATTGTTTCGTGTGTATAACGTGCAGTCCATGCTTCCTGTGCATTGTCATAAGCGATGGCTGAGCCCTCGTTCTTGACAGGTGCGGCAGCAAAGCCAGACAGTTTTGTCTCTTCTTCAAAGCTACGCTCAGATGTCTCTGTTTCGTAGATCTCTTTGTGCTCTTCGCCGTATTTAGCGTATTCCAAACCAAACAAAGCGTTCAGACCTGGGAGCAACTCTTTAAGTAGTTGTGCGCGTGAAATTGCCATGGTAATTTACTCCTTACAGGCCAACGTTGTTTAAGAACGAATGGGCACTGGGGTTGAATTTAACCAACACATCAGTAAACGCATCGCCAGGAGTGGACGCAAAGCCCACAATACGGAACGCCGCAGCAGTTTGAACCACAGTAGACTCCAAAGCGGTTGTCGAGTTGCCAGTCTGGGTTGAACCAGTGCTAGTGCTCTGTACAGCGGCAAAGAAGGTGTTGCTGCCCAAAGCGGATTGAGCGGCAGAA